TGGGATGGGTGGCAATACTAGAACCTGGAACACATTAGGTACGGTATGGGCGAATGTAACTCCGCTATCAGGAACGGAAGCCCTAGAAGTGGGCGGATTCAAGGGTAAAACAAAGTACAGAATTAAAACTCGATACCGGGATGATTTTGTGAGCGCCGGATATAACAAAGCAACCTACGATCACTTGCTAAGATTATTATTCGATGGCAAAGAGCTGAATGTTGAGTATGCCATCAACTCCGGCCAAGATAACGCGGTTACGGAACTCATAGCGAGTGCGGAAGAATGATAACGGCAGACGTTAATAGCAAAGATTTAATAAGAGCGCTCAATAAGCTAGAGAAAGCCTCAAAAGAGATTCGCACAAAAGGAGAGATGGCCATTGAGGCATCGGCGCGTAAAATAGAGGCTCAAGCCAAAAGAAATGCTCCAGAAGGCGCAAGCAATAGATTAAAGACCTCGATTGACGTGAGAGGCTCAAAGCTAGAGAGAGAGGTTTACACCGATGTAAAGTACGCTCCGTATATGGAGTTTGGTACTAAGTCAAAAGTTGAGATACCTCCAGGACTCGAAGGGTATGCAATGCAATTCAAAGGTGGGGGCGGATCATTCGAGGATTTTGAGGCTAGTTTGAAACTTTGGGCTTTACGAAAAGGCATACCAGAGGAAGCGGTATATCCGATTATGAAATCAATCTTACATAAAGGAGTGAAGGCTCAACCGTTTCTATTCCCGGCATTCTTTGCCGAGCAACCTCAACTCATAAAAAAACTAAAGAGGATTATACGTGGCATTAGATAAGATGCACAAAGCGACCGGAAGGCTTCTAAAGGAGGATAATACTTTTATCAACCGGGCGGATTATATCTATAATTCTCATCGAGATTACTATAAGAGAGTTTCCGATTTTGGGGTTGATGTAGCAAAGGGGGAAGTACCAGGCCATTCGGTTATTCAGAAGTTCGGGCGCAATAGTGCGGTAGGTTCTAGTTTTGTTCCTATCTGTTTAAGTGGTTTTTACCGGACTCCGACAAGCAATACGGCGCTCGAGGTAGTGAGTACAGATGCAGATGATACTTTTTTGGGCGCAGGTGCTAGAACTATTTATTACGAAGGCTTACAAGTACAATCCGGATTATTAGTAGTGGTTTCTGATGTGGTGGAGTTAGACGGTACGACTGCGGTTGCATTGCCTGATTCTCTTATCAGATTATACCGTTGGTATGTTGCCTCAAGCGGTACATACGCGACACAGAGCGCCGGAAGCCATCAAGGCGATATAACCATCCAAGAGAGCGGAGGCGGTTCGGTATGGGCTAAAATAGAGAATAACGGATTCCCAAGAGCGCAAAGTCAAATCGGAGCTTATACCGTACCGACTGGATTTACTGCTTACGTGGGTAAAATATCGTATTCAGTAGAGAGCGACAAAGAAGCGGATATATTAATGTTTAAACGTGACGATGAATTTAGTAACCGAGATAAACTCCGCAACCGGTAATTATACGGTAGAATATCCAACTCCGCTCAAATTCGAGGAGGAGACAGACATAGGATTTTTAGGTAAGCTCAAAAGCAATACCGGACCAATGACAGTTGACTTTGAAATTAAACTCATAGAAAATGGCTAAAGATCCAACAACCGAACTCCAACAAGCGTACTATACGCTTTTATCCGATGCCCTCGCGGTAGATGTGTATGATGAAGCTCCGGCCGATGCCACTTATCCGCACGTACAATTCGGAGATACGACTCTAACAGACTCCAGTACAAAAAGCGACTTCATAGATGAGGCAACCTTCTCTCTGTCGGTAGTGGACCGGTACGCGCTTGATTCGGGAACGAGAACGTACATCAACGCAATAGTAAATACAATCAAAGAAACGCTAAGAGATAGGACCGACGTATTTGGCATGAGCAACTTTGATGTGGTATATACGGTGGTAGATAATGACATTTTCAGAAAGGAATTTACCGAAACTTATACCTATTGGATAAGAGAGATTCGCTTCCGGCATAAGATTGAGGAAAGGTAATTCGACAAATTTTCAAGATTGAGGAAAGGTAATTCGACAAATTTTCGTATATTTAACAACAATTAACAACCAAACAATAGAAAAATGGCTATAAATGGAACGCTTGTATTGGTGAACGCTGATGGTACTGCCATCGCTTCAACTACCGATGCGACATTAAATGTAGAAATGGACACTCCAGATGCCTCAACAAAAGATTCTGCCGGATGGGCGGATCATATTCAAGGCCAAAAGTCTTGGAGCGTTGACGTAGAAGGATTAGCAACCTTCGACTATTCGAACGGTAATGTTCAACAATTAGTTGATTACATCGTAAATAGAGATACGATTGCTATTCGATTCCTTCCGAATGCCGGAGTTGCATACTATGGAGATGCTTCGTGTACTTCTGTTTCAGTTGGTGCGCCGAATGAAGATACTGCAAGTATTAGCGGTACTTTTACCGGCAAAGGCACGTTGAGCAAAGTAACTATCTCATAAGATGAAAGGTAAGAAAAGCCTTAAAATCGCTGACAAAGAAGTTGTATTCAAATTTGATTTGAACGCACTCGAAACATTTACAGAGCAGGCCGGAGTTGATCTAAATGGAATTGATGAGGCATTAAACAAAGTATCTAACATCAAAATCTTTATCAAAGCTCTATCTGCCTCTGGCGGAACAGAGCTAACAGATGAGGAGATTGGCGGAATGGACTTTGCTCTCTTAAATGATGTATTCGAGTTGGTTCGCGAGTCGGTGGGAAACATCAAAGCTCCGAAGGGGTAGAACCATTATTACTCCGGGACTTGTTTGTCTTGGGGTATCAAATGGGGTTGAAGCCTTCGGAGTTACGAGATACAACGTTATTCGATTTTAATTGCATGGCGGAAGCCTTCAATCGTAATCAGAAACATGATTATGAGGTAATGCGGATGAATGCTTATCTCATTTCTATGTATACAACAATATCTCAAGAGGAAAAATGGAAACTGCATCGTTTGATGCGACAAATGAATCGAGATGGTAGCAGATTTAGCAGTTAATATCAGCGCAAATATTAAGGAGCTTCAACGCAACATTGGCAGAGCTAAAGCTACTCTCAAGAATTTTGGTTCAAGCGCAACATCAATAGGTGCTACCTTGTCGGCTTCGGTTACATTACCCATCATTGGGATGGGTGGCGTGGCTCTAAAAACGGCCTCTGACTTCGAACAATTAGAAGTTCGACTCCAAACATTAACCGGAAGCGCTGAAGCCGGGAGAAAGCAATTTGAGCTTTTACAGAAATTTTCTGCTGGTACTCCCTTTCAGCTCCAGGATCTAGTAAAAGCTAACAATACGCTTTTAGGTTTTGGGTTAAGTGCGGAAGCCTCTTTTACCGCTCTCCAGCAATTAGGGGATGTCGCAAGCGCAACCGGAGCGGATTTACAAAGCATTGCAATAGCATTTGGACAATCATCTGCAGAGGGTAAGCTCTTTACTAGAGATATACGACAGTTTATCAATCAAGGTGTTCCGGCCGTTGATTTATTATCCGAATCAATGGGCGTTGCTCGGAGTGAGGTGTTTACTCTTGCGGAGGAGGGTAAAATATCATTCAAGGTATTGCAGGATGCCATTGCTCAAGCTACATCAGAGGGAGGTAAGTTTGCCGGCGCAACCAAAGCTCAATCTCAAACGATAGCAGGGTTATTCTCAACGCTCCGAGATAACGTATCTCTTGCATTGGGTGAGTTAGGGAATGAAATTGTTGAGGCATTAGATTTAGAAGCCTTAATTAAGAGCGCAACTGAAAAAATTCAAATTATTACGGATGTATTTAAGAATTTAGAGGATGATGTTAAGAAAAATTTAATTGGCTTGGCGGTTGTTTTGGGAGCTAGTGGACCGGTGGCTCTTGCAATTGGAGGCTTAGCGATGATTATATCGTCAATATCTTTGCCGGTTATAGGTTTGGTTGCTTTAATTTCAGGACTTGCTTATATATTTGGCTCTGCATTTAGTCAAGCCGGATCATTTGTTGGTGGATTTAAACTCATATTTGCTAAAATAGTAAACGGAGTTATTGACGATTTGATTCGTATGACCGGTGCGCTTTCAAATCTACCTTTTGGGATTGGCAGTACATTTACATCGATTACTGGAACTTTAGCTAAGTTTAAATCTGATACCAAAGAGCAATCAGATGCATTTACTCCAATAGCTGATGGAGTTAACTTATTTACGAATACACTTAGCTCATTAAAAAAGGTAATAACAGAAACAAGCGATGCTCTAAAAAATGGTATTGATACCACAGAAGTTGAGGAATCTTTAGAGGCGGTGAAGCCAAGCATTCCGGTTACGGTTGGAGAGGATATAATACTCGATTTAGATTTAGATGCTTTAAGTGCAGAGTTGGAAAAGGTTGTAGAAGGATTTGATCTAGATCCTGGAGGAGACTTGTTTATATCTCAAGTTGGCTCAATGAATCAATTGACTCAAAAGATGCGAGAATTGCAGATGATTCAAGCAATGGTAAATGATCCAGAGCAATATCAGCTTTTGCAGGTGGCTATCAATGCGGTACAAAGCGAGATGGATGCGTTAAAGGGTTCTACTCAAGATGTTGGAGGGTCAATAAATTTTGCCGGAAAACTAGCCGAGCAGTTTACTGCATCATTTGGGCAGGGTATGGCGAATATCGTTGTTCAAGGCGAGAAGCTACAAGATGTCCTCAAGAATATTGGTAAGCTACTATTGAGTTCCGCTCTACAATTAGGCGTTCAGTTACTTTTAACCGGAGGTACTGGAGGCGGTATAACTGGAGGTTTATTTGGTGCGCTTGGATTTGGAAAAACATCTACTATATCAAGCGGAGCAGTATCAAGCGCCGGAGCGGTGGTTGGATCAATCAACAATAACAATATGCAATTAAGCGGAGAGTTTAGAGTCAAAGGTAGCGATTTAGTGCTTAGCCTGGAAAGAGCCAATCAAGTGATAGGGCGATGAGTTACGGATTATATAAATACATTGTAGCAAACGAACTTTCGGGGAGTTCGGATGTAAGCTACCGAATCGAGTTACTAAAAAGCGGATATTCAGGAGCAAGCGAGCAACTAGAGGGTGCAGAGAATTACTTTGAGCATACCTATAACAAGATAAATCCTCGTAATCCTTTCGAGAATCCGGTACAAAGCTCTCAATTAACGATGTCCTTTCACGTACAAGGGCAGGATGAGCTGGACTTGCTAGAGGAGATTTTTGCAGGGGATGAGGATCAGTTTATTCTCCAAAAGAAAGTAGATGGCTCGGTTGTATGGCAGGGCAAGGTAATCAATGACTTGCTAGAATATGATGAGGGGGATTATCCATTTCCCGGCCGGATTGTTGCTAAGGATTTATCGTACTTAAAAGGAGTCGCATATCCACTTGAGGAGAATGATGAGAAAATCATTGTTACTCTAGCCGGCGCATTGAATGAGTTAGGCTTTGGATTAGATATATATACTTATACAAATTGGGTAGAGAACAATCAATCCAATACGAGCGATGATTTTTTGAATCAGGTGTATAATGATACATACGCATTCAGAGAATACGGAGCAAGCGCGGAGCAAGATGATACGGTTATCTCACAGTTTGAGGTGATTGATAGGATATGCCGGAATTACAATTTGATTCTAAGGCAATCCAATAATGCTTGGCATTTGTTTCATATATCAGCATTAGATGATCCGACAAGCGTTAAAAGATATGTGTACAATTCTTCCGGAGTGCAACAATCCTCCTCAAATGTAGATTTAACGATTTCTGTTGATTCTACCGAGTTGTATGTATTGCCAACCTCTGGAAACAAAATTAATCCGGCAGTAAAGAAAGCGAGTGTTGTATTTGAGCATAGAAGCGGAACAACTCAAACGCTAATTAATGCCTCGCGTATATCGGGAACAACCGATCCAGGATTGCCAGTCGCTAAATATAGCGCTCCATTCCAATCAGCAGGCGATGAGATTGTCGAGTTATCCGGTAGAAATTACGCCGTATTAGGTCGTTCTTATTACGATGGGATGGATTACCTTCCTCAAGCATCCTATCTCTTAAAGGCCGGGCAATACTATTGGAACAATGACGAAGGAGATTGGCAAGAGTACGCAGATATAACGACAAGCCGTTCGGCAATTACTCCGGCGGAGATTGATACGGCCAATAACAAGATTCGGATTGTTAGTAATGACTTTGCTCATGGTGATGTAATTCGAGTTGATGAGGATTTAACAACCGGAACTGATGCCGATACCGAGTATTATTTGATTGATGTATCGGGTACGGTAGAAACCGGATCAAATACTTTATACTATCAGCTATCAGAGGAGCCGGATGGAACTCCGGTAAGTTTAGGCTCAAAGACTGCAAGCTCTCATAATATTTACCGGGTAAGCAATAGAGAGCAAATGGTAACGAATACTCCATTAGCTTTTAATTCAACAATTTGGTGGTATGATTTTAATATCATTACAACGGAAGTGCCGGCCGATGCCGATGGTGATATTGAGTTTTATGCAATGGGTGCTATTATGCCGGCGCGAACATTGTTTGGCTTTTCAGAGTATGCAGAGTATGCCTCTCCAACTAATTTTTGGCAGGATACGCTCGTTATACTTAAAGATCCTACAACGGCCAATGGGGATTCTTATATATATGAGTTAGAGCAGACTGGTAATTATTCAACTGAAGTTTCCTTTCCTGGAGTTTACTTTGGAGATGGACCGTTAGATTACTCTCGTTCGGCTTTATTAGTTACCAATGTAAGTACGGCCGATACTCCAACAAGCCAATGGGATTTTGTAGGCGGTTCAAGCAATAGCAACTTCCATGAGATATGGCTCAAAGAGGTTCTCAATGTTCAACGAACGGCGCGCCGTAATTTAAGAGCGGAACTATATGGAGAGTTTGAGGCTTATCAGATTCTCTCTCATGATAGCAAATATTTCTTTTTCTTAGGCGGTACGCAAAGAGGAAACGGCAACCGGTGGGATGCTGATTTCTTTGAGATAGATATTGAAACCGGATCGGATACATTTAGTACGATAATCAATCCGCAAAACTCCGCAGGTACTGGAGGCTCGGGAGGTGGTACGAATGCAAGCGTTGAAGGGTTGAGCTTAGACTTTGCCGATTCGAGATACTTACAAATTACCAATGATCTATCCGATGTTAATGATGCGAGTACGGCGCGTACAAATTTAGGCCTAGCCATTGGTACGGATGTCCAGGCTCAAAATGAATTACTTGAGGATATATCCGGGTTAACCATAGGAGATGGTACGTTCTTAGTAGGCGATGGAAGCGGAGATATTGTTGCGGAGTCGGGCAATACGGCGCGGACTTCTTTAGGCTTAGGAACTGGAGATTCTCCAACCTTCGCAGGGCTTACCGTTGATGGGTTAGTGGTAGAAGATGAAGTAAGGGATTTACAAAGCGATGTAATAGAGAACCATTTAGAAATTGAATCC